GCTGTAACAACAGGTCTTCGACCGCACTCTGAGTGCGCGAAATTTCGTTGCTGGCCTGTAATAGTTCACGCTCCTCGCTCGTTAAGAACCATGTCTGCTTGCCGTTGTAGACCTCGTGCAAGACCTCAGCCCAGATCTGCTGCATATTAAGCTCGTGTTTGAAGTTCAGCTTGTTGACTCTAACGACCCAGAATCTGCGGTTGCCCGTGGGATCGACCAGGAACTCGCGCTCGTTCACCGATCCGTAAAAGGCTGTGCGTCGTTGGTATCGACTGAAGGTGCGGCCATAAGGTAGGCGCAACTCGTCCTTGCTCTTAGTCAAGAACGCTTTCAGTTGGTCGATGTCCGCCTTCTTAAACGTGCTGCCCAGCTCTCCCAGCTCCACGATCCAATGACTGACTGCGTGCTTCACGCTGTCTTTATCGCTTGGGTTCAGCGTTGCACCCTCAAGCAACCACTCCTTGTTAGGTGCCAGTGACTTCATCCACTGCGTCTTACCCAGGGCTTGCTTGCCAACAAAGATCAACACGCCTTCCAGGTTAGCGCCTTCTGGCAAACACGCAACGGCTGCACAGCCAGCGAGCCACTTACGCATGAGCATGTCTTTGAGTTGGTTATCTTCTGCGTCCACAGTGTTGAGTAAGTCCTGGATGCGCGGCGTGCCATCCCAGACCAAGCTCTCAATCCAATCCTTCACAGGGTTATGTTCTCGCGCCAGGAGCGGCAGGTTGACCCTCATGCGATCGTGCGGCAACGAGTCCTGAATACAGCGGTTTTCGATCTCTGCGAGTACGGCATCCTCGTGTAGATCGTTAATAAAACTCATGCCAGGGATGCTGATCTCCATCTCCTTTTTGATCACGTTGTAAGCGAGATCGATGTCGTTCTTTTGCAGCACGACTGAGTAGTTTTCTTTTACCTGCATGATGCGGCCTGAGTTTGGATTGCGCTGATACTCAACCGGCAGCGCCTCTTCTCGATAGTCACGCTCGATCAGCTCGCCTTCTATCGCAACGTCATTAAAGTCCTGGCCGACTTCTCCTGGCACAATGATCTCAGCTTCACCACCGCGCAGCTTGACCTCGTTGGCACCCTTCTCAGCCGCCTTCTGTCCGGTCTCATTCTCATCGTTGTCAGCAATAAAGACATGAATCGCGTCGGGGTACCACTCTGCAAACGTCTTTGGCACTTCTATCATGCCATTTGCATCGCCGGTAATGATGACCGGCTCCTCCTGGTTGATGTGATCAAACCAGCTCGCACCCGTTGCATAGCCCTCGACGTAATGGATTCGCGTTGGTGTTTCACGTAGTAGCTCGGCACCGATCAGTGCGTATGTGCCTTTACGCTTGGCACCTTTATGCCAGAACTTCGTTCCACCATCGGGCGGGATGTAACTCAGCGTAACGATTTGCTTCGTTTCATCGCGATAGGGGATGATCAAATAGCCCTCAAAATCGGGGCCAGGACACAACCGTAGCCCGTGGCTAGGAACCGCCTTCATCGATAGGTAGGGATGCTCATCAACAGGCTCTGCATGTTTCCACACTTTCCTGCATTCTTTTGCAGCCTTGGCCTGCTGCTCTGCAAGCTTCGCCATGAACTCGGCTCTTGCCTGGGCAATCAGCTCACGTTCACGCTGCCGCTCTTCATCGGTCAGCTCCTCTCGACCGTCTGGCGACCATCTTGCGATCGGTCGATCACCCTCACGCCAGTCGAAGCAGAGTCCCAGGGGGCTTTCCTGGTGCAAGAATAATAGATACCAACCCTTGTCCTTACGATCGCGACCGTTGTAACTGCTCCAGGCTTTGCCTCGACCGTGTTCGATCAGCCCTTCTCTGGGGTCGAACTCCATCCCGTGATCAGCCAGGAAGTCTATAAAGCTGTCGCGCAGCGACCCAGACATGGGCCTGGACAAGTCTTTTGTCTCAGTTCCCTTGATATTTTTAAGACTCATCACTTTTCCGGTTTGATTTTGCTAAGACTTGCAATATACTGCAAAAACCTACAAATGCAAAAGGAAAAGAGGATGCCAGTTCTAGCAAGCGATTCCGGCGGTGCAGATTTCGAGCAAGTGCCACCTGGGAACTATGACGCGATCTGTTACAAGCTCGTTGATGGCGGCACTACAATGAACGAATTCAAGGGCGAGGTCAAAAAACAGCACTCGGTTTTCATTTGGTGGGAGCTTCCAGAGTTGATGATGGCGGATGATCGACCGATGACGATCTTTAACAAGTACACGTTATCGCTGCATGAGAAAGCGAAACTGCGTCAGCACCTGCAAGCGTGGCGCAATAAGCCATTTACACAAAAGGAGCTGGAAGGGTTCGATCTGACCAAGATCCTCGGCACAACCTGTAAACTGTCAGTTGAGTTGAACGCAAACGGAAATAGCAAAGTGACCGGCGTGTTCGCGGCAGACGGCGGCGCAAAGAAAGCCAAAACAGTGAACGACCTCGTGGTGTTTGACCTGGAGGAGTACTGCAAAGAGTTCAGCGGAGAAAGCAATGCTGAGAGCAAGAAGATGTGCGATCTGTTCGAGGATCTGCCCAGGTTCTTGCAGTATGCGATCGCCGGATGCGATGAACCAGGAAAGGAGCAAATACCGCCATGCTTCGAGGTGCAAGCAGCAAGAGAAAAAGGTGGCAGCTCACCTGTAGTGCAGCAACCAGCAGCGACTGATGACGACGACGACTTTGAAGACGACGTTCCATTCTAGGAGGCTGGGATCATGGCTACGCGAGGCAGACCGAAGGGCAGTAAGAACAAGCCCAAGGGCGATGTCATCAACAGCCCGAAGCACTACGCATCGGGCGACATCGAGTGCATAGAAGCGATCAGGGCATCCATGTCCCAGGTCGCTTATAAAGGATACTTGAAGGGGAACATACAAAAATATGTTTGGAGATATGAGCAGAAAGGCAAACTGGATGATCTTCGCAAGGCAGAGGTTTACCTCGGCTGGCTTATTGCTGAAGAAACACCTAAAGCCTGATGTACCGAGATTCACTACTTACGCGATGATTCTGGTCTTCGTTGTTGGCTTCCTTGCTGGAGTTATTGTCGTATAGTGAGTGCTGGCCAGGGTTCTCATCACACCCTCCAACCTCGTTCCCGTCCGAGCGGCCATAGGCGGGGCTATTTAGGTCGGGGCTTTGATCAATCAGCCCAAGTAGCGCGTTCCCGTCCGCGTGACCGAAGGCGGGTCACCAGGAGCATCTATGGATTTCAAACCAGGACTATACGAGGATCTCGATTACGAGACTTATGCCTCGATCCCAGCGTGGCGATCCCACGACCTGACTACTATCGCTCGGTGTCCGTTCACCTGGAAAAACCAGCGTGCCACAAACGAGTCACCTGCTCTCCTGGAAGGGCGAGTTCAGCACACCGTCTTCCTGGAACACCACAAGTTCTTCGATGAGTTTGCGATCGAGCCGGATGTAGATCGGCGCACCAAGGATGGCAAGGCTGAGTATGCGGAGTGGCTCGAAGACCTGGGCAATCGCACACCGATCAAGCAGCAGCTTTACGACACTTGCATGGAGCGGCGCGAGGTGGTGAAGGACTACATTCCCAAGGAGGATCATAAGGTTGAGTTCGTGGTGTGCTTTCACTTCGGAGGGCAACCGTGCAAAGGGCGCTTCGATTGGTATACCGGCACTGATGTATGGGATCTCAAAACCTGTCGTGACGCATCGCCTCGTGGCTTCAGAGCTGCGATCAACTCTTTCAAATACTATCAACAGGCCGCTTTTTACATGGCGGCAGCGCACTTTGTAGGCTTGCCAGCAGAGAAGTTTTACTTCCTGGCGCAAGAGAAGGCGCACCCCTACCCATACGGCATCTACACGTTGAGCGATGAAGCGATCCAGTATGGCCATGCCAGGAATGAGCAAGCGATGATGATCGGCTTGCAGTGCGAATCCAACGATCAGTACAGCCCTTTCGGATTGACTGGGGAAGTGGAATTCACTGCTGATGAACTCTATTGACCAGGAAGCACAGTGGGCGGAGGAGATCAAGCTGCACGCTGCGCGGATGGCTTGGCGGAAGCGTCGTCAGCCGGTACCGTCAGGCAAATACTCCTGGGCAGTCTGGTGGGAGAAAAAGTTTGGGAATGGAGAAACGCTCAACGAGTTCGCTGAGCGCATGAGGAAATACAAGAACGCGGATTAGTGAGTGACTGAGCAGTTGGGGCAGCACTCACGCTCCTCCATCACCCAATCCTTGTACGCCGTCTCGATCCCTGCCTCGATGGTTTCGCGAGCAACCTTTTCAGAGGGGGCCATGTCGAAAGCCATTTTCGCAAAGAAGATTATCCCGTTGTAGATGACTTCGTAGGGAGGCACTTCGACTTCACCGTCTGCGACATCCGCTACCAGTTCGAGAAGGTCATCTCGAAAATCAATCATTGCCCCGATCTGCTCTTCGAGCATTTCCATAGTTTCTTCGTTTTCCATTTCGGTTCTCCTTGGGCCGCTCACGCGGCCATCTGTTTTTGAAAAAGTCCACCCCACTGATCGGCCATCGCCTGGGCCAACCCTTTGTGGAACTTGCTTCGGTTCTTCCATCGCTCGGCAGACGGCGGCTCCTTGTGACAGTCGTCTCTGGCATCCTTGCCGTCAAAGTCGTTTGTGGGAACCAGGGGAGGCAACCCCTTCAACCACAAGCAGGTTCGCTTCTTCTGGTAATCCTCAGCGTCTTTAGACTCGGCGAACTGCCAGGGTTGAACCGTCGTGCGGACAAAGGTGCCGTCGTCGGCGCTCATTTTCTCCCAGTCGTCTCCTGGCCAGATTCGCTTTTTGGCGTGGCGGTGCATGACTGGATTCTCGACACAGATCAGTGGAACGTCAGCGTCCATCATCTCTCGGAACAAAGCAGCGCCCTCGTCCAGCTCGTCCCATAACTCTTTCAGAGTTCTGTTGGCTGGTGGCTTCTTCAACCATCGAACGCCAGAGTTGCACAATCGTGTGCAGGGGGGATGGGCGACGACCAGCATGTCCCAGTCGTCCCAGCCGATCACCTCACGCACATCACCCTGGAGGTGCTTGTTTGTGGGCGTGTCAGCCGGTAACAGATCGCAAGACCAAGCGTCGTGGCCAGCCCACTCAAATGCGTCACGAACAGTACCGCTCGTTTCGCACGCTACCAAAACTTTCATTTCCATCATCTTCTCCTTCGATCAGTTTTCAGTTAGGCAGTGATCGCAACAGCACGCTCGATCACATCGGCGTCCAGGTACGCACCGTTGACGAAGTTGTAACGCCCAATGTTGACATCAAGCTTCACAATTTTTTCCTTGACGTAAAGAGCAGCAACCGCCTCAGCAGCATCGCCAGCACCGTACTCGCGAAGGATCTCGATCAGATCGTTCTCAGCGTTCACGATTCGGGTTTTCATATCGTCGTACATGGTCATCAACTTCTCCTGGTTTCGTGGGCTTCATCACCCGACACACATATAGTCTCATAATCGCGTGTCGATGTCTAGTCTTTTGCACAATTATTTGCAAAAAAAAAGGGCCGCTTTCACGGCCCTGGTTGGTGGTTAGTGTCCGTACCCCCAAGCAGTTTGGTATCGAGGCCTGCCCTCGTCTGGGTATAAATTGAAGACATCAAATGTGAACCCACCGCTTTGGTTGATCCTCTTTGTGACCGGCTCGCCGATCTTGATCTCGGGATTGGGTCTAACGTACTCACAAGTTTGTTGAGTTTCGACCGTTTGCTGGCCGATCTCTTGAAGCTTACAAGTGACGCCCTTCTTCTCAACCACTTGGTAAAACTCTTGGTTCGTTTGGTCGTATCCCCAGCTTCCGCAGAAAATGTCGCCAACCTTGACCTTTTCCTTCGCCTCTTGCTTTCGCGCTTTCGCTGCTTCGGCTCGCTCGGCTTTGATCTTGGCAACCTCGACTTGATCATCGAAGAACTTTTCGATCGCAGCGTCACGCTTTTCAACCGTGGCGTACTTGTAGTGCATCGCAGGCTTGGCTTGCTTGCCGATGAACATCATCGCGCAGGGGTTACCGCGCATCTCGTACTTGTAAGCCTCTGCGTTGACACCCTCTCGCTCGACCTTCACTCCATCGGTAGGAATGTAGAACTCGCGGGTCATTTTGAATCTAGCCATCATCACTTCTCCTAGTTAATGGGGTCATCCCCCGACAAAGAAATTATCTCAAAAAGCCGTGTCGTTGTCTACACTTTTACACATTATTTTTGAAATAAATATGCAGCCAATTCCTGCTCCCTGATCCAGTATCGACCGTATCGATCCCAGTCTTTGGGCGTAGGATTAGGCAATCGCTTCATGTCCATGTTGTCCCTGAGATCCGCCATTTTGATAGTAGCGGCAATCGGGTTGGTCTTGAGACGACCGTAATAAAGATCGTTTGGTTCGTGCGGCGTCTTGGTCAACAGTGCAACCAGGGCGGCAACCTCGTCACCGAACTCTTGCTCGATCTGCTCGATCGTTACCTCAGTGTCCTCCACCACATCATGCAACACAGCAGCGACCAGCGCCTCAGTGGGCAGAGCAGGCTTGATCTCGGCGACAGCCAGCATCACACGCATAACGTGCAATGCGTAAGGCTGTCCGGCCTTGTCTGTCTGGCCCTGGTGGGCTGTCATTGCAACAGCGACAGCCCTGGCCAATGTCTTCTCGTTGATCACGCTACATCATCCAATTCACCGGCATCGATCGCAGCCTCCCATTCCTGGACAGTCATCTTCTTGCCGTTGTGTTTCTTGACGAACAATCTCGCACCCTCAGCCCAAGAGTCCTTTCTCCAGTGTCCCTTGTTGCATCTGCCGCCCTTGTTCAATGGCTTGCCTGCGTCGATCCAGGCTTGGTGTCTCACCGGAGACGTTTCGCTGAATCTCTTCTCGACAAGCTTGATTGTCTCCCAGGCTTCTGGATCGTTTCTGATGTCCTTGATCTCTTTGGGAGACATGAACGGGCAGAACACGCAGCTAGACTTGGCAACCTCAACTCCGTGCTTGGCCAACAAGTCAACGCAGTCTTGTCTGTTCATTCCCATTTCGACCAAGGGGTACTCGTAGGTGTTCATGTCACCCTTTGGCTTGGTGAACCTCTCAGTTCTGTGGCCCTCTTCAGCCTCGATCCCGATCAAATAAGTGATCTCTTCACCAGGGAAAGTCTGATCGATCCACTTCTGGATCACATCGCCTTTGTACTTCTTAGAACAAACGTGGCTCCCCCCTGGCATGACGGGGACGATCCCCAACCTGGTGACCCACTCGGTAATGTTCTCACCGTCTTTGGCGACGATGTTGAAAGGCAACCCAGCGTCCGCACACAAGCCCTTGAAGAACTCGACATTTGCATAAGTCGCTTTAGACTCAGCGCCGGTATCGGCAAACACCACATGATCAATCCCCAGATCTTTCTCCATCAAGTGCATGGTCAAGATCGCGCTAGAATCGACACCGCCACCAAAAGATAAAATTTTCATCGACTTCTCCTCAACAACAAGAGTATTATCCCATAATCTCGTGTCGTTGTCTACAATTTTGCAGGATAAATATCGATTATTTATTGAGACCAAAGCTCCGCATTATCGACGATTCGACCGTGGTCGTAGAGCCAGAATACCAGGAGATAGCGATCGCCAGACTGGACGGGCAGTCCTCGATGCAGGTTCGTGAAGGAGGGAAAGATCAAAGCGTGGCCGGTAGGTAGCGGATTGAGCACGCCATGATTGTGGAACTCAGTCCCACCACCCTCATAGCTGCCAGTGTTGAGCGGTACCACCACAGAGATGTCGGAGGACTGATCGTGATGCCAAGCACCTTGTTGCTTGTCTTTGATGTTGTAGTTTGCGATCTGGATCGAGGCAATGTCGGCACAGTTGCGCTGATACAGCGCCCAGAATATCGGGTTGAGTACGTTCTGCACGACAAACCACATAGACCTGTACAGCTCCGGCACATGCTCCCGCAAAACGATCTCAGGGATTTGACGCAGCTCGTCCTCTTGGTCGTTTGGTTCAAACGGGATCTCTTTCTTCATCAGCTCGATTTCCTCGACCAGCATCTTACAAAACTGACGGCGAAACAGCGGCACCTTATAAACGCCATCGAAGCTTTTCTTTACATGGTCTAAGACCGGAACCTTCAGCAGATCCTCACGACCCTGCTTGGCCCGATAACGTGCGATCTCTGGCAGCGTATCCTGCACCGAAGTGTAGAGCGGCTGGTTGATCATCCAGTGGGACTGCATTGACAGCAGGTAGTTTTTTATCTGGTACATTGTACAATCTTACATATTTTTGTAGAATCGGACAACGATACCAGGATTCACAGTGGCGAATCTGACATAAAACAGGTTGGTGCAATGCACGACAAAACACAAAACGACGATAGCGTGGCAAAGCCTGCGAGCAACTCGGTGATTCGGAAAAGCTTAGCCGTTGACCAGGACACCTATGACATGCTCCAGGAAAT